CCATTGGGCTCACCGAGTCCCGATGGGCGACGCCCAGCTGACCTTCAATTGGGTCCGGGCCTTCGCTGACTACCTCATCAGCTTCAACTTCGGCAAGGGTGTCCATCACCACTCGCCGGAGGCGTCGTCGGCGATCATCCCCTACCTGCTCCGGCGGGTGTGGCAGGAAGACAACGACCAGGCGACGCTGCTGCACGAGATCGGCCAGTACGGCACGGTCTCCGGAGACATCTTCGTGAAGGTCGCCTGGGAACCGCCGTACCAGGACTCAGTGGGTGTCATCCACCCGCCCAAGATCCGCATCCTGCCGATCAACCCGGCCTACTGCTTCCCGACGTTCCACCCCCACGACCGTACCCGGCTGGTCGAGTTCAAGCTGAAGTACAAGTTCTGGGGCCAGGCCGCCGACGGCGCCCGCACGATGCACACCTACGTCGAGGTGATCACCGACGAGATCATCAGGGAGTACGTCGATGACGAGCTGATTGACGAGCGGGCCAACCCGCTCGGCCTGATCCCCGTCGCCTTCTGCCCGAACATGCGGGTGGCCAGCTCGCCGTGGGGCACTTCCGACATCGAGGACCTCATCTCCCTCAACCGGGAATACAACGAGAAGGCCACTGAGATCAGTGACATCCTCAACTACCACTCCGCTCCAGTCACCGTCATCACGGGCGCCAAGGCGCAGAACCTGGAGAAGGGTCCCCGCAAGGTCTGGTCGATCCCCAACGCCGGGGCCAAGGTCACCAACCTCCAGCTGGAGAACAACCTGGCGGCGCCGCTCGGTTTCCTGGAGCTGCTGAAGCAGGCCATGCACGAGATGACCGGCGTGCCCTCCGGTGCGCTCGGCCAGGCCCAGCCCATCACCAACACCTCCGGGGCCGCCCTGTCGATGGTGTACCTCTCCATGATCCAGAAGCGGCAGCTCAAGCTGGTGACGTACACCAAGCTGCTGAAGGACGTGAACGCCCTCATCATCAGGTACGCCGCCGTCTACGAGCCCGAGTGGCTCCAGTACAACCCCATGGTCTCGGCGATCCAGCTCGGGCCGGACCAGTACCCGTGGCTCAGCCCCGAAGACCCGATGACGTACCAGACCAGCGTCGAGTGGATCGACCCGCTGCCGATGGACAAGTTGCTCATCCTCAACGAGCAGCAGGCACTCATGGCGGTCGGGCTCCAGAGCAAGGTCGGCGGCATGCGTGCGCTCGGCGAGAAGTTCCCCGACCAGAAGCTCCAGGAGGTCTACGAGGAGCAGATCGAGGAAGTGAAGCGAGCCGCTGCGCTCCAGCTCATCCAGGCAGGCGCCAACCAGTTCATCATGCAGGCCACGGGTATGACACCCGACGGGCAGCCGCTGGTGATCCCCGGCATGGACGGCCCGCCGGACGCCAACGGCAACCCCACCGGCATGGTTCCCTCCGTGGATCCGGTGCTTGCTCAGGAGATCATGTCCATCGCCTTCCAGCCGTCCCCGCCCGAGCGGGCCGATTTCAACGAGAATCCGGGAGAGTAGGGTCTCCCTGGATTTCTCCAGGAGCCTGTTCCATATGGCCTATCGGGTCTGCTATACATACCAGGGCAGATACCCATATCAGGTCACGTAGAAGGACACACTCACATGAGCTTCACCCAGAACCCCGCTGCGCAGTACGCCATCGACCCCGTGACGGGCCAGCCCGTTGCCGTCCAGGCAGCTCCCGTCGTGCAGCAGTCAGTCCCGGTCCAGGCACTCCCGCAGATCGGTGAGTTCGGCCCGGGTGTGACTCCTCCGCAGCCCCGCTTCGTGGGTGACGTTCAGCCGCTCGTTGGCCAGCAGCTCCCCCCGGTGCAGCTCGTCCAGGCTCCCGGCCAGGCGCCGCAGGTTCTCCCGATCGAGGTCGTGCAGCAGATGCTCGGCCAGGCCCGGACCGAGGAGAAGGACAAGCTCTACGACCGCATCACGCAGGCCGAGGCCACCCTGGCCACGTTCGAGCAGGAGCGCCAGGCCCGCCTCGCCGCCGAGAAGGCCGCCGAGGACGCCGAGCGTGAGCGCCAGCGCCTCGAAGAGGAGCGTGGCCTCGACGCCACCCAGCTGATCGAGCGTGTGCGCCAGGAGAGCGCCACCAAGGTCCAGGAGCTGGAGAACAAGATCGCCGTCGGTGAGGCCATCCGTCTCAAGGAGCAGGAGGTCGCCCAGCTCGATGGGTATCGTGACCGCCTCCTCATCGAGATGGGTGAGCACGTCATGCCCGAGTTGCGTGACTTCATCACCGGCAACACCAAGGAAGAGATCGACGCATCCTTCCAGGAGATGATCAACCGGACGGCCGCCATCGTCGGCGGCTTCCAGTCCGTGATGGGCGCTCAGCCCGTCCCGGGCGTACCACAGATCGCCTCGGCGGCTCCTCAGGTGCCGTTGAGCGAAATGCGGGGGGTGTCGTCCAGCGGCGCCTTCCCCGTCGGGCCATTGGAGCAAGGACCGGCCTTCCAGCAGCTTGATCCGGGAACGATCCGGAACATGTCGATGGAAGAGTTCCGGGCCAATCGGGATCGCCTGCACGCCGCCGCAACCCAGCAGTTCTACCAGGGCGGCCAGTAGTCCGTAGGACTGCACAAATCCCCAATTCCAGTCCTTAGGAGGGACATCCCATGGCATTCCAGCTCCCCAACGGTGGCGGCATCACCGGCACCAACCGTCTCGCCACCGGCGTCACGGGTTCGGCCTACGGGCTCATGAACCCGGCGACCGGCGCAACCGGCAACGTCACTGGCTACGGCCAGTCGGCCACCGCCGGTTCGACGGCCCTCACCCAGGCGATCCAGACCATCTGGTCGAAGGAGATCCTGTTCCAGGCGATGCCCGTGCTTCGCTTCGAGCAGTTCGCCGTGAAGAAGACCGAGCTGGGCGTCATGCCGGGCCTCACGGTCAACTTCATGCGCTACAACAACCTGCCGATCCCCTCGGGTCCGCTGGTCGAGGGCATCCGCATGCAGACGCTCGCCATCACGGCGCAGCAGTACCGCATCACCGTGGCCGAGCAGGGCCAGGGCATTGCGATGTCCGAGCTGCTCCTCAACGCCTCGTTCGATGACGTGCTGGCCAGCTCCAGCCGCCTCCTCGGGCGCTCGATGGCGACCTACATGGACCTGGAGGCTCGCTCCACGATCCAGTCGGCGTCGTCCGTCGTGTACGGCTACTCCGAGCCCGCCAGCATCACCACGGGCCGGGGCATCTACAACTCCGGCACGCAGGGCACGGCGACGACCATCGACGACGCCGCCGCCGCCTTCAAGTTCACCCCGGCTGCGGTGAAGGATGCGACGTACACCCTGGCGAGCAAGAACATCCCCCGCCTGGGCGACACGTACATCTGCTTCATCCACCCGGCGCAGAGCCGCCAGATCCGGGACACCCCGGAGTTCATCGAGGTCACGAAGTACGCCGCACCGGGCAACTTCATGCTCGGTGAGATCGGCCGTCTCTACGACACGGTGTTCATCGAGACCACCCAGATCGGTCACCCGCTCTCGGTGGACCCGGGGTTCGACTACACCCCGTACTACCAGGAGACCTACTCCGGCGGCGGCTCCCTCGACTGGCGTCCCGAGGACGCCTCGACCGGCGGCCTGGGCTCGGCGAACCCCTACGAGGGTCCGCTCGACAACCAGGGCTCGGCTGCGGCCGACGTGGCCATGGACGCCGGGTACGCCCCGACGGCCGTGGCGCAGCCCGGCTGGGATCAGTCCTGGGTCTCGGGCTACCCGGCGGGTGGCGGCGGCATCAACAACGTGTTGGAGGCCCTCATGCTGGGCGACAACTCGTTCGGCCACGCCATCAGCCTCCCGGTGGAGCTGCGTGACGGTGGTGTCCTCGACTTCGGTCGTGAGCACGCCCTCGCCTGGTACGCCATCTGGGGCTTCGGCCTCATCACCGACTCGGCGGTCGTCAAGATCCGCACCAACTAGTCGGCGGGCTCCGGCCTGAAGAACTGAGCGCTGGGGAGGGGCCTACGGGTCTCTCCCCTTCGCCAGTGAGACACTCATTTCCCCATACCCGTTTGGAGCAACAACATCATGCCACCCCGCACTGCCAAGGCCCCCACCGCCGAAGTCACGACCGAGGCTCCCGCAGCCCCGGCGCAGACCGCCGCCCCCCTTCCCACGGGCGAGGTGACCCCGCAGGCAGCTCCGGCCGCCGTGATGGCCGCCGAGATCGCCCAGGTCCAGGAGCCCGCCGCCATGCCGCCGCAGGAGCCCGCTCCCATGCAGCCGCAGGTCGCCCCGCAGCCCCAGCAGCTGCCCGTCCAGAACGTCCTGCCGCAGGCCGCCCCGTCGCAGCAGTACACCGAGGGTCCGACCCTGAACAACGGCTCCTTCCCGCAGCCGCAGGTTGCTCCTCCGGCCCAGGTCGGCAACCCGAACCAGCCGCAGCCGCAGAGCCAGAACGCCAACGTGGCGCAGAACCTCGGCTTCATCCCGAAGGAGATCACGGTGGACTCCGTGATCCCCACCGCCACGCCCATGGGTGCTCGCACGGTCGAGATCCGGGTGAACCAGGACATCGAGAACATGTCCATCACCGCCGGAGGCCGCCCGCCCCGCATCTACAGCTTCACGATGGGTCACGTGTACCGTGTCCCCGTGGACGTGGCTCGTGAGCTGGCGTCCACCGGCAAGATCTGGCACTGATCCAAGGAGGGTCTCCATCATGTCCACCATCTCCGTTGTCCAGGTACTGGACGAGGCGCCCACGCTCACTCCCACCGGGGGCACGACGCAGGTCGCCACGGCCACCGTCTCCAAGGCGTTCGCCTGGACCGGCTCCAACCCCGAGGGCGGCACCACCGCCTACTCGATCAATTGGGGCGATGGTGGCTCCGTCTCGACAGGCAACTTCACGGGTACCACCACCCTGTCGCTGTCGGTCAACCACACCTATGCGACGACGGGGGCCAAGACGATCGTGCTGACCGCAACCGATGCCCAGGGCTCGGTGAAGACCAGCACGGTCACCGTCACGGTCTCCTAGTCCCCAACGACTTGAAGGAGCCACTGACATGAGCAAGACCAGCCAGCCCGACACGGCCGACGAGACCCGCACCGATGCCGCAGGCGAGGACGTGCAGCTCGACGCCAGCCTGGAGCCCACCGCCGACGAGCGTGTCGAGGGTGCCGAGGCAGCACAGGAGGACAGCCTCCTGTTCCGCACGCTCCAGGACAACGACGCCATGGGGCGCCTCCAGGCCAAGGGCTACACGCCCGACGAGATCCTGGGCCTCAGCGACGAGGTGCTGGCCAAGTACCAGCGTGACGACCTCACCGCTGACGGCAAGATCCCGGAGCCCGCTCCGCTGCCCGGCACGGCCCCGTTCGAGATGACGGCGCCGAACCCCACGCAGGACCGGGACGGCAACCAGCCCCCGCAGACCGTCGTGGACGAGGCCAACTCCCTCTTCGAGCAGCAGCTCGCCAAGGAGGAGGCCAACACCGCCGACGAGACCCTGGCCAACCAGGCGGCCGAAGAGGCCCTCGCCAGGGACCAGGAGCTTGCGGGCCACGCCGAGGCCGACGCCAAGGTGAACCCCGACGGCTCGCCCGCCATCCCGGAGCACGGCGCCGAGCCCGACGATCAGTAGTCGCCCTGCGCTCCGGCGCCGGGTAAGCTGATATCGGTATCAGACAGCGAAAGGGCGTCGAGATGGCCAACCGGCCGGGGTTCCTCATCAAGAACGCAGGGGAGACCGCCGGTAACTACGGCATCTCGGCGCCCGACGCAGTTGACTTCCTCCTCCTGGGCTCGTCCCGGTACGGGGTCGTCGCCGGGTGTGACATCGAGATCCCCGTAGGGAGTGCCGCAACGGCCACTGTCTACGGAGGCAGCGAAGGGAACGTCCTCCTCGTCAAGGGAGAGTTGCACTTCGCCGCTGACCAAGTGGTTCAGCTCTTCACGGGGTCCTCGGCCAGGGATCGCTTCGATCTCCTGGTCTACGACGGCTTCAACCGGGACTTCCGGGTGCTCCGGGGGCCTGTCTCCTCGAACCCGGTCTTCCCCGATGTCGGCGAGGACATGGTCGTCCTGATGTCGATCCTGGTCCCCGCCGGGGCCACGAGCATCAACCGGGACTACACCACCGACAAGCGCATCCTGGTGCCGTCGAGCTTCAAGGGCTCGGTG